TGTGCTTATGATTGGCAACCCCACCAACCCGGATGGGCGATTCTTTAAGGCTTTCCGCGACCCGCTGGTTAAGTGCTTTACGATTAGCGCCTTTGATACGCCCAACTTTACAGCCAACGGCATTAAGGACACGGCAGACCTGGTGGCATTGTTTAGGCCACCGCAGGGCGTGCAGCCGCTCGACCATTTCGTTGCCGTAAAGTCCAGCCTGGTTATGCCCATACCGCAGCTTATCAACCCGGCCAACGCCTACCAGCGCCTGGTGCAATGGGGGGAAGATTCCCCAATGTGGCAGGCCCTGGTGCTGGGTGAGTTCCCAAGCCAGGCAAGCAACAGCCTGATACCGCTAAACTTGATTATGAAAGCCGTTGACGTACACAAGCAAATGGTTAAGCTGCGCGGCATGATGCCTGGCAGCCCGGAGTGGAAAGAATACAAGGTGCGTACCGAGTGGCGGGTTAGCGATGAGGGCGAGCTGGAGTATGGCCTGGACGTTGCCCGGTTTGGTGATGACCGCAGCGTGCTTATTGAGCGGCGCGGCGGCTTTGTCCAAAAAATAAGCGATTGGGCATATTTGGATACGCACATTACAGGGGAGCGGGTTATTGAAGCCATGAACATGGACGACTGGAACGCCATTGTTAAGGTGGACGACACGGGCGTGGGCGGTGGCGTTACTGACCACCTGCGCCATGCTGCAGCCGAAAACCCAGACGTATACCACTACCGCACTGTGCCTATAAACTTTGGTGCCGGCACCCACTTCCCGGACAAGTACTTTAACCTGCGGGCCGAAATGTTTTGGAACCTGCGCCAGCAATTCTTTAAGCACCAAATTGCCATACCCGAAGACGAAGACCTGATTTATGAGCTGGCCAGCATACGCTACGACTTTACGGGTAAGGACAAACAGATTATCCAAATTGAACCTAAGAGCGAAATTAAAAAGCGCAGCCCCGACGGCAAGAGCCCAGACAAAGCCGATGCCCTGGCCCTGGCGTTTATGGGCAGCGGTGCCGGGCGCTGGCTGCAGGAGTTTGATAATAACGACCTGGCAGACACCCTGCAAAACAGCCACCTGCATGCCGGCAAGGTAGTGCAAACCATTGACAATGATTATGATGAGGATTTTGTGGACGAGGAAGACCACAGCGTTGTTGCCGAACCGCTAACCAGTGGCATTGGTAACGACCCATACTAAAGTTGCAAAAACATAAGCAATACGGAATACTAAACGTAAACACTATGCCTAACCAAACACCTACGCAAAACCAAGATACACCCCGCACCACCAACCCCACGGACGTACCCCGCGGAGCCGGCAAAGAACAGGGCGCAAGCGGTACCCTGATTTATAGCGGCCTTATTACCAACGAGGAATACAACCGCAAGCTGGTAGGCAAGCAGGGCCTGCGTATTTACGATGAGATGCGCCGCAGCGACAGTGGCGTGCAGCAATTACTTAAAGCTGTTAAGCAACCGTTGCTTAGCGTGCAGTGGAAAATTGACCAGGCCAGCGACGACGAGCTGGACGAGTACGCCATGCGCTTTATTAAGCGGGAGCTGTTTGGCCGCAACATCAATTTCCATAGCACCAACCGCGAGGCGCTAACGTGCCTGGATTATGGTTGGTCGCTGTTTGAGACTACACTAGAGCTTACCGAGTTTGAGGGCAAAACCCGTGTGGGCCTTAAGACGTTTGCCAGCCGCAAGCAGCTTAGCATTGATAAATGGGAAACCACCGAGCACAAGCCCGGCGTTACGCAGCAGCTGCCCGGCGATATAAAAAGTATCGACAAAGACCGCCTGGTTGTATTTACCAACGAAAAAGAGGGCGACAACTACGAGGGGCGCAGCCTGCTACGTGCCGCATACAAGGACTACGACATCCGCAATAAGCTTATTATTGCCAATGCGGTGAGCCTTGAAAAGCTAGGCGGCGGTATACCGGTACTTAAGGCCCCTGCCCAGGCTGATAAAAAGGATATGGCCAAGGCCCGCCAGGCGCTGCGTGCAATGCGCATAAACCAGGAAGCCTACATTGAACTGCCCGAGGGTTGGGAAGTTGAAATGCTGGACATGAAAAGCAACAGCGTAAAAGACATGCTGCCAACCATTCAGTACCACGAAACCATGATGAAAAAGTCCATAATGGCCAGCTTTTTGGACCTGGGCAGCAACAGTGGTGGTAGCCGGGCCGTGTCCGAAGACCACAGCAAGATGTTTGAGAAAAGCCTGGAAAGCGTGGCCCAGGTTATTGCCGATACGTTTAACGAGCAGGTAATTAAGCCGCTGTGCGATATGAACTTTACCAAGCTGCCAAACGGCTACCCCAAACTTACCTTTGGCAACATTGGCGACGAAGACCTGCAGATTATGGGCGAGTACCTTAGCAAGCTGGCCACCGCCAAACTTATTACCCCGGATGCCGACCTGGAAGACTACCTGCGTAGCATGGGCCGTATGCCTAAGCTGCCAAAGGAAACCCGCGATAACTATGACGACCGCCCCGGCCTTGAAAAGCCAGCGCTACCTGCAGGCAACCAGCCAGGCAAGCCCGCTGCCAACACGCCGCAGCCCGGTGCGCCTGCCAACACCCCCCAGGACAAAAAGGGTGCCGGCGACCTGCCAACCGACCCGCACGACAAGCCGGCCAGCAAAAAGGCCCAGGCTGATGCTGCTATGCGCCAGGCTAAGCAGTTAATGGTTGAAGCCATGATGGAGTAGGGCGTGGACAATGACTTTAACCGCAACTTTGAGATAGCCAGCGCCAGTGTGTTAGCCAGCGAGGACTGGGCACCTGGTTATTACGATGCGCCCACAGAGTTTGGCAAGCTGCTGCGCCTTACCGGCCGGCTAGAGCGGCAGACCCTGGCCCACTTTAAGGAACTGGCCGGCAACATGGACCGGTTTATACATTGGGGCAGCTACCATACTGCAGTGCATGCCTTTGACGTTGATGTGATTGTCGACGACGTAGCGCTTACCCTGCAGGAGGCCGGCTTTTTGCAAATAGTATTTGATACCGTGGCGAGCATGGGGGCTGCCGGTGCCCAGGCCGCCGAGCGTACGTTACCGGGCATACCATTGGGGCTTGATAGTACCAGCACGTTAATACAGCAGCTAACCACCGAAAACCTGGCCAATATGGTTGGCAAAAAGATAGATAAGGCCACCGGGCAGCTGATAGACAACCCCAAAAAGGGCGTAGCTATTACCGATACTACCCGCGACCGCATAGCCCAAAGCATTAAAACCAGCGTACGCCTGGGCGAAAAGCAGGCCGATGCTGCCGAGCGGTTGCGCAAAACCATAGCTAACCCGGCCCGTGCAGCGCTTATTGCTGAAACTGAAGCCGTAAACGCCTTTGGTGGCGGCCGGCGCACCTATGCCGTAAATAGTGGCGCTACCGGGCATAAATGGAACCGCAACACAGCCGGCAGGGAAGATGCCTGCAGTAAGAACGCTGCGCAGGGTACAATACCTATTAGTGAGCGATTCCAAAGCGGCCACAGCAGCGGTGCGGCCCACCCACGCTGCAAATGTAATGTTAGCTATACCTATAAGCCGCTTTAGCCAGGGCAGTGTGAATAATTTAATTGCGCAACTTGCTTGACAAAGCGCTTGTGTTTTAGGACACTTATAAACATGAACCCCCAAACGGGCACTAAAACAAAACCACTAAACCACATAGCCACTTTAACGGCTATTGAGGCTGATAGCACCACCGGCGACTTGCCGGGCCGCATACACTTGCTGCGTATTGGCACGTTTGATACTGAAAAGTACGGCGAATTAACCGTAACTGCAGATGACATGCGCGAGTACGTAGACCACTACAACCAGGGCTTTGGCCGCCCTGGCAATGGCAAATTGGGTGTGCCGGTTAACTTGCGCCACGATAAGGGCGGCGTTGCTGCTGCCTGGATTAACGGGCTTGAGTTTGACGGCACCAACCTATGGGGTACGCCCCTGGACTACACCGGTACCGGTAAAAAGGTATTGGCCGATGGCGACTATAAGTGCCTAAGCAGCGAGTTTACGCCCCGCTGCCTGGGCGGTATGTGGGTTAACCCCGAAAATACCAGCCAGCGGGCACGTAACGTATTTACCGGCGCGGCCCTTACCAATATCCCTATGTTTACTGGTAACGAGCCGGTTATGGCCTCTGCAGAATCTACGGATGCTGCGGATGCAGACAAGCAGGTTATTTATATAAATGCAAAGCAAAAGGAGCAAAGCATGCACAATTTAGAAGCACTACGGGTAAAGGCAAGTGCCGATTTAACCGCTGAGGAACGCACATTTGTTGAAGCACATGCTGCTGAACTTAGCGCCGACGAAAAGGCCAAGTTTGACATTAAGGTTGAGGCCAGCACCGCCACCACTACTAAGCCAGTGGTTGTTGATGCCAGCCAGGTAACCGGCAACGAGGGCCTGGTTACTGTTGATGCCAGCGCACTTAAGACTATCAACGACCGCCTTGCAGCCGTTGAAGCCGACAACCAGGCTAAAAAGCACGATGTTGCAGTTGCCAGCGTTGATGCTGCCATTGCGGACGGCAAAATTGTTGCCGACCAAAAAGACAAGTGGGTGAAGATGATTGAGGCTGATGCCAGCAACAAAGAGCTTTTAGAGGGGCTTGCTGGTAATGGGCGCATGGGTACGGAACAGGGTAAAACTGGCGCTGATGCAAATGCCAGCACTTCTGCAGCTGCAGAACTGAAAACTGCAATCGAGGCTGCTCAAAAAGAAGATACCAAGCTTAGCTACACCCAGGCGCAAACCAAGGTGTTGGCTGATAATTCTGAACTGGCACAACGGGTACAGACCGAGCGAGCAGAACACGCGGGTAGCGTTAACTAATAAGGCATAAAGGATATATACCATGGCAGAGTTTCAAGAAGGCAATTTTGTAACAATCGAAAACGATGCAGACCTTAGCGAAAAGCAGTTCTACATCGTTAAAGAAACATCCGCACACAAAGCCGTTTTGGCTGGTGCTGCAGATGCAGCAATCATTGGGGTGCTTAACAACGCACCAAAGCCAGGCTGGGGTGCCGACGTTGCTATAATCAACGGCAATGGCACATTTAAGGTTGTTGCCGGGGCTAACATTGCCTACGGGGCAAAGCTTACCAGTGATGCAAACGGCAAGGCCGTAACTGCTACCAGTGGCCAGCGTTGTTTTGGTATTGCCCGCGGCACTGCCGCACTCAACGAAGTTGTTGAGTACTTCAGGTTTAACGGCGTTGCTTAATAAGTAAATAAAAAAGGTACAAAGGACACAATCAAATGCCAAACGGAGAATTTTACAGCGACCCAGTGCTGACTAATGTTAGCCAAGCCTGGAAGAATAACAGCGAGGATTTTATTGCGGAAAAGCTTTTCCCAGTTATCCCCGTCGACAAGCGCACCGGTAAGTACTGGGCCTACAACAAAGACAACCTGAAAGTGCCTACCAGCGACGTACGCACCGGCCGCAGCAAGACCCGTGAGTCAAGCTTCGGTAAAAACCTGGAAGACTTTGGGCCTTTGAGCGAGCACGCGCTTAAGGACTTTATTACCAAAGACGAGTTGGAAATGACCGATGCCCCACTTAGCGCAGAAAGCGATGTTGTAGACACGCTTAGCGAAAAAATGGCAATCATCCAGGAAAAGGCGCTGGCCCAGTTTGTTACCGACCCGGCGGTTATTGTACACAATGACCAGCTTAGCGGTACCAGCCAGTGGAACGATTACGGCAACAGCAACCCGTTTGACGACATCAAACAGGCATGTATCCAGGGCCGCAGCCACATGCTTAAAACCCCAAACACCCTTACGTTTGGCTGGGAAACATGGCTAACACTGGTTGACCACCCGGACCTTTTGGCACGCATAGTACACACACAGACCGGTGTTGTTACTACCGCCGACATGCTTAAGCTGTTTGCGCCTTACGGCATTACCAACATTTTAATCGGTAAAGTACAGGAAAACACCGGCAAAGAGGGTGCAGCAGACAGTCTGGCATCAGTCTGGGGTAAAGATGCTTTGCTGGCATACGTAACACCTACACCGGGCCTGCGCCAGGTTAACGGTGGCTACACACTGCGCCTTAAAAATGGTAAGTATGTTGACCGCAAGGACGAGTTTGACCCTAAGGGTAGCTGGATTAGGAACAACGACTACTACGACCAAATGGCATTTAGCACGGACTGCTTCTTCTTGTTGCAGGACGTAATCGCCTAAGGAGGCTTACATCATGGCTTTTGGAAAAACATTTGGTAAGCAAAAAGGGTATTATATGCCCAGTAACCTGCAGACGGTTGCCGTTAACGTAGCTGTCGGCCAAACAGTCGGCACTGCTACGGTACCAGCCGGCGCGGTTATCCTGGGGCACTACCCAGCTGGGAACAAAGACCAGCACATAGATAATATTGCTATTAGCGGCACCACACTTACAGTTACCCTGGCGGCGGCTGCTACTGCAATA